TATTTATTCCTTTTAAATGAAATGGAAGCAGAGATTCACAAAGGCTACATAGATGCTTACACTACCAGGAAGATTGAAGAAGCAAGGTTATTTGTAGAAGGCGAAGGTACGCAAGGCAACAAAGAGAAACAAGCTATAATAATGTCCGAGCCTTACCGAGTTATTGAGGGTAAGTTTGAAACAAGGTTAGCAGAGGTTAAAAATATTAGGTTTAGCACCAATTCTTTTATTGATGTCTTAACGCAAAAAATAAGTTACTTACGAAAGGAATATGAACTTTCAAGAAATGTAATAAAATAACTACCTTTGCTGTAAATAACAAAAAGTAACAATGTTTGAAAAAGGCAAAAGCGGGAATCCGAATGGCAGACCACAAGGTGCAGTTAGCCAAAAAAGATTAGTATTAGACAACTTCGTCAATATAATTATCGAAGAAGGTACGGAGCGATTTAACCAAGAACTTAACTCTTTAGAGGGTAAAGACTTTGTTCAATCTTATCTTACTTTACTTGAATACGCAAGACCAAAACTTGCAAGAACAACTTTAGAAGGGGATGCAAATAATCCAATCCAAGCACGAATAGTATTTGAAGAAATAAAAACTTATGCACCTATCGGAAAAGCAGACTCAAGCGATTGATTTAATCGAAGACAATAAGACCAAAGAAATTATCTATGGTGGTGGTGCTGGAAGTGGGAAGACTGCTTTAGGTGTTTATTGGATTCTTAAGTGTTGCTTAAAATATCCTGGCATAAGAGCATTAATAGGCAGAGCCGTTCTTAAAACACTAAAGGAAACAACTCTTAATTCTTTTTACGATGTATGCAGAATGCAAGGTCTTAAGTCGGGTGTTCACTACCAATACAATGCACAATCTAATATTATTACCTTTCAAAATGGTTCGACAATCTTACTAAAAGACTTGTTTACTTATCCATCAGACCCCCACCACGACGAATTGGGCAGCCTTGAGTGTAGCGTTATATTTGTAGATGAATGTAATCAGGTAACTGAAAAGGCTTGGAATATTCTTAAGTCAAGGATAAGATATAAACTTGATGAATACGGTTTGATTCCTAAAATACTTGGTACTTGCAACCCTGCTAAAGGATGGGTTTATAATAACATTTATAAGCCACACAAAGAAAACAAGCTGGAAGATAACAAAGCATTCATTCAAGCATTAGCAATAGACAACCCTTATATTTCAAAGCATTATATTGAATCCTTAAAAACTTTAGATAACCAAAGCAGGGAGCGTTTGCTTTATGGTAACTGGGAGTACGATGAAAACGACAATGCATTAATCGAATACGATAAGATAATAGATATGTTTACTAACGAACACATACCAAGCGGTAAAGGTTACATATCAGCCGATATAGCGAGGTTTGGTAAGGATAATACTTTAATTATGGTTTGGTCAGGCTTTAGGGTAATTGAAATACATAAGCTATCGCAAAAGTCTACTACTGAAGTAAGTGCATTCATTAAACACCTGGCTAAAAAGCATTCAATCCCTTATTCACAAATCATAGCAGATGAAGATGGTGTTGGTGGGGGAACGGTAGACCAGGTAGGTTGCAAAGGATTCGTAAACAATAGTAAAGCCTTAACAGGTAATTACATAAACTTAAAGTCGGAGTGCTACTACAAGTTAGCAGAACTAATTAATCAAGCAGGTGTTTGGGTAATGAGCGAAGATGTAAAGATTAAAAAGGAATTAACCGAAGAACTAGAATGGGTACAAAGACACAATGCTGATAAGGATGGTAAACTTGCGGTGCTACCAAAAGACAAAGTTAAAGAACATTTAGGAAGGTCTCCCGATATAAGTGATGCCTTGATGATGCGGATGTGGTTTGAACTAAAGAAGTTTGACTTTGTAGTAATGTAAAAGTTATCTAAAATTATCGTAAATTTGTAAAAATAATTGCTTATGAATCTCATACAAAGAATTAAAGCTGCTTTTATTCCTTCTCAAGGTAGTGATGCAGGTAACAAATACAATCAATCTTTATTCTCTTATTTTAACGGAATATTCTTTAATATACCTAACAACCCAAGAGCGTATGTAAGGAATGGCTATCAAGGCAATCCTGATGTATTTGCAATTATAAATATGATTGCTAAAAAAGCTGCTTCAGTTCCTTTCTATGTTTACGAAGTAGATAACAAAAAGAGTTTTAATAGAATTAAGAATAACCCTGTTAACCTAATTAAAAAGGGATTAACGGAAGTAGAAGGAACGGACTTAAATAAGCTAATTGCAAGACCAAACGAAATGCAATCTCAACAAGAATATATTGAATCTTTAGTTTCTTTTTTAGAGATTACAGGAAACGCTTATTCTTATAAGTTTATGCCTGAAGTAGGTAGAAACAAAGGTGTTCCAACAAAACTTTATCCTTTACCATCACAATTCACACAAATTATAGGAAGCGGAACATTCGAGCCAATTAGTGCTTATAAATTACAAATAGGAAACCAAGAAATAGAATTTAAAGTAAACGAAGTAAATCATATTAAGTTCTTTAATCCGGATTATAATGTTAGTGGAAATCAATTATACGGAATGAGTCCGCTTATGGCTGCTTGGGAAACTGTTTCAAGTTCAAACGAGGGTACAAGAGCAAAAGCTAAAGCATTTATTAACGGAGGCGCAGCAGGTTTATTATTTAGTGGGGATAAGGATGCAATGTTGGACGGGGAGCAAATAAGCAAGATTAACCAACAAATTGATAGTAAACTTACTGGTGCAGACAACTATAAGAGAATTGTAGCTACTAATGGTATTGTGGATTATAAGCAAATCGGAATGAGTCCAGCAGATTTAGAAATTATTAAATCAATAGGAGCGGATAGAGATACCTTGTGTAGAGTGTTTGGTGTAGACCCTATCTTAATGGCAACAGACTCTGCTTCTTACAATAATAAGGAAATGGCTTATAAAGGTTTGGTAACAAACACTATTATTCCTATCTTAAATATGATTAGAGGTATGTTTAACGAGGTTGCTTTATACTACTCTTTAAGAGATGGTAAAGAATACTACATAGATTACGATGCACAAGCGTTTCCTGAAATGCAAAAGGATATGGAGAAGATAGTCGCACAGATGAAAGAATCTTGGTGGATTACTCCTAACGAAAAAAGAGATGCTATGAACTACGATAGAATAGATGAAGAAGATATGGACAGAATTTTAGTTCCTACTAACTTAACTTACCTTGATGAATTAGGAATGTCAGACCAAGCGTTATAATGACACAAGAAGAATTTGACACTAAACTCCAAAAGTATTTAGAGACTTACGGCTATCGTTTGTATTCTAAAGCTATAAAGGAATCTATACAACCTATCATAAATGCTTTAAACGAATCGGAATCGGTTGCGTTTACTAACTCTATTGCTGCAATGCTTTACAATGGTATTCCTATTGCAACGGCTATGCAAACTTTCTATAATACTGCCTGGAGTAAACAAACTAAAGGTTATGTTAAATGGCTTAAGGCTAACTTACCTCCCGAAGCTACAATAGGAGTAGGTTTTGAAAATCCAATAATGGATGCAGCTTTAAAAGATTACTTTAACACCATAGGCGGTCAACACATTAAAGACATTAACGACACAAGTTTAAGAAGGGTGCAATCAGCATTCCAAACTGCTTTAGAAAATAACGAAGGCTTTAGAGGTGCAGAGAAAAGATTAATCAAAGAAGTAGGAATGACCAAAACAAGGGCGAGGCTTATAGCAAGAACGGAATCAGTAATGATTACAAATGCTGCTAAATATACTCAAAGTGAATTGATGCCTATTGAAATGGAGAAGACTTGGTTGCACGACCATCCAAAGATGCCAAGAGATTGGCACATAGCTTTAAGTGGTAAAACTATTGACTTGGATAAGAAATTTAACGCTGATGGTAGAATGATGAAACATCCAGGCGACCCTGCAGGTGGGATAGAAAATAACGCTAATTGCAAATGCACGATGCTTACTAAAGCAAAGTTAGATAAGGAAAATAATATCATTTATAAATAATTGCTAAAAAAGTTAGTATCTTTGTACTATCATAGTTTGGTGTTTTGGTTTTAGGGTGGGTAGGTAACTACTCACTCTTTTTTAAACGCTATAAAAATAATCGCTTATGAAGAATATAAGTTTCAAAAATTACGATGCAAGTATAAAAGACTTGGATGTAGCAACAGGAATAGTAACAGGTTACTTCTCTCAATTCAATTCTATTGATTTAGATGGAGATGTTATAATGCCAGGTGCATTTACAAAGACTATCGCAGAGAGAGGCCCAGATTCATCAAAGCCCGAAATTGCTTACTTATGGCAACACGATACTTACAAGCCTTTAGGAAAACTAATGGTTTTAAGAGAAGATAACTTTGGTTTGTACTTTGAAGCTAAAATGAGCGATACTACTTATGGACAGGATGCTTTAAAACTTTATAGAGATGGTGTAATTACGCAACACTCTATTGGTTATCAAGTAATAAAGTCGGTAGAAACCACTATGGATATGGAAGAAGAAGTTGAGGCAATCTACGAAGTAAAACTTTGGGAAGGTTCAGCAGTTACTTTTGGAGCAAATCCTAATACACCTTTTACTGGCTTTAAGTCAGCAGAAGAAAGAGAAGATAGAATAAAGACTTTGGTTAAGGCTATTAAAAATGGTACTTACACAGATGAAACATTCGGTCTTATAGAATTTGAATTATTAAAACTTATTTCACTTGTTAAATCTGAAGAGCCAACTGTGGTTACTCCTGAAGATACCGAGCCGAAAGA